TGGACTCAAATTGGCGGCGTAACCATCAACGCTGGCACACCAGTCTTAAATGCGTGGACTCACCTTGCAGCGACTTTTAATGGTTCAACGCTGACCCTATATGTAAACGGGGTTTCTGTTGGAACGGCGTCAACATCCACAAACGCGCAAAATACAACGCTTCGTATTGGATCGCTTGGCCCTGCTGACTGGTCAACGTATTACTGGACTGGATACATAGGGCAGATCCGCGTTTCCAATACGGTAAGAAGCATTAGTGTCCCAACCGCGCCATATACATCTGACGCAAACACCGCTTTCCTTGGCAACTTCACCAACGCAGGCATCTACGACGCTACGTCCAAGAACGACCTTGAGACGGTGGGCAACGCGCAGATCAGCACGACGCAGAGCAAGTTCGGCGGGTCGTCGATGTATTTTGATGGGACGGGGGATAGGTTGTTTGTTGGGGCATCATCACCGAACTTATCGCTTGCAAATTCCGATTACACCGTTGAAATGTGGGTGTACCCAAGTTCATTTTCTGGCACTCCATATTTAGCAAGTTCTGGAAGTTCAGGCGGCACATTCTGGGCGATGTATTTCACAACTGGAGGGGCGCTAGGATGGGGCGGTAACACCGGCGCTAATCAATTTACCGCTGGCACCGTCTCTACTGGAACGTGGACGCACATTGCCGTTTCGCAATTCGGTTCAAATGTGTATTGGTTTGTTAATGGCACTTTGGTACTTACTAAAACAAAAACAGATATAAACAATGCAAACTGGGTTGCTACAAACCAAGTTTCAGTAGGCAGCAATTTTGGGGCTAACGACTTTAACGGCTACATCAACGACCTTCGTATTACCAAAGGCATCGCCCGTTACACCAGCAACTTCACCCCGCCGACTACGGCGTTCCTGACCCTGTAAGGTGACACATGACTCTTTATAGTTTCAAAGGCCACTACCCGGTCGAAGTCATCGACAACAACAAGGGTTGGTACGAAGTTCCGGCCAAGCCCGAGGCACCGGAGGATAAACAAGTTGCGTGGCTGAACGGCGAGTGGGTCGTGCGTGATCCCAAGCCCGAGGATCGTCCCGGCTACCAATGGAACTGGAACCACAGCGAGATGGCGTGGGTGGAGTGCGAGTACGCGCAGACTTTGCCTGAAGGCGAGGCACCGCCTGTTATTATCTCTTCCAACTCACTTACCCTGTCGGACTCGCTGACGATCTAAACCATGCTCGGTTTTGTACCTCTTTCAGCAGCGCCTTTCTCCACGCCGGGTCTGGGCGGGGCGATTGCTGTCACAGGGGTACAAGGCAATGGCTTTGTCGGTACCGTTCTTGTTGTCGCTGATGCTAATGCTCTGGTCAACGGGGTCGAGGCTAACGGGCAGATTGGAACTGTCTTTGTCTACGGCGAAGCAAATGTTCCCGTCACGGGAGTCGAAGCCAACGGGCAAACTGGGACGGTACAAGTTACCGGCACGGCCACAATCCTGCTTACTGGGGTTGAAGGCACAGGTGAAGTCGGAACGGTCGCTGTCGCTGCCGATGCTAATGCTCCGGTCACTGGGGTTGAGGCTTCAGGCGCGGTCGGTACGGTTACTGCCACAGGTTCGGCTAACGTCGCGCTCACCGGGGTCGAGGCTGCGGGTGAAGTCGGCAACGTCTCGGTCTTCATTGAGATCATTGTCCCAGTTACCGGAGTCTCGGCCACAGGTCAGATCGGCACGGTTGCGGTCTCGGCGGGCGCTACGGTCCTCGTCACGGGCGTGTCGGCAGTGGGAGTCGTGGGGCAAGTCACCGTTTGGGGTAATATTGTGCCTGTCCCGACCGGGCCGTGGACGCCCATTCCTGACCCGTCAGCATCAACGTGGACACCGATTACTACGGGCGATACAGATATTTGGACGCCAATAGCGGCGTAGAGGCTTAAACATGGCTAGTACATACAGCACCAACTTGGCATTGGAACTCATCGGAACTGGTGATCAAGCCGGTACGTGGGGCAATACCACCAACACCAACTTGGGAACTTTGGTTGAACAGGCCATTTCTGGGTATGAAACCCAAGCCTTAACTTCCGGAGTTACCCTGACCCTGACCATCCCGAACGGTGCATCGGGTGTAGCCCGAAACATGTACTTGGAGTTCACTGGGAACGGCAGCACGGTCATCGTCCCGTCCAATAAGAAACTCTATTTTGTCTACAACAACTGCACCTCTGGCACGATCACGATGAAAGTCGCTGGTCAGACGGGCGTAACTGTTGCGAACGGTGCTAAACAGATTTTGGTGTCAAATGGCACGGATATTGTGGAAGCAATATCACCCGGATTAGAAGGCGTAACGACTACAGCACTTACTGCTTACGGTGTAGATGCGGGGGATAGCGTTACTTCTGGCACAACCAACACGTTAATTGGATATAGCGCAGGAACCGCTGTTACCACGGGCACTTCTAATACCCATGTTGGATACGATGCTGGCGCTGCATACAACGTCTCTTTCAGTACCTACGTTGGGTACCAAGCAGGAAGAAACCTTTCGGCAAATGGGAATACCGCTTTTGGTAATTCCGCGCTTCAGGGCGTGTTTGGTTCCTCAACCGGGGTAAACAATACGGGCATCGGTTTTTGGGCGCTTCGTGAAATTACAACAGGAGGAACCAACGCAACGCTTGGAAACTTAGCGGGATACCCCATTACCACAGGATCGTGGAACGCCTGTGTTGGCTCCAATTCCGGTTCAAACCTTACAACCGGAGATAACAACTCTTTTGCTGGCGGTAACTCTGGGCAAGGCGTAACCACTGCTAGCAACAACACCGCTCTTGGTTATTCATCTTACAGCAGCGGTAACTACACAAATTCAACTTGCCTTGGTTACAACGCGCAAGTAACCGGATCAAATCAGGTTCAGCTTGGCGACTCGTCAACTACAACCTACGCTTACGGCTCAGTTCAAAATCGTTCTGATGCGCGTGACAAAACCAACATTCGTGATACGCAACTAGGGCTGGAGTTTATTTTGGCCTTACGTCCCCGCGACTTTAAGTGGGATATGCGTGATGATTACAAAACTGCTCCACCAAAAGAGCCAAATCCAGCAGATTATTCAAGTGATGCGGCATATCAGCAAGCGGCCAGTGCGTGGCAAGTTGACTACGCAAACTGGGAAGAGGCAAATAAACTCGCCAACATTACCCATAATGGAACCCATACCCGCACTCGCTATCACCAAGGCCTGATCGCTCAAGAAGTCAAACAGACGATGGATGCGATGGGTGTGGATTTCGGTGGTTATCAGGATCACAGCATCAAAGGTGGCGATGCCATTCTGTCGATTGGTTATGAAGAGTTGGTAGCCCCGCTAATCAAAGCCATTCAAGAACTCAAAGCCGAGTTCGATGAGTACAAGAGGACGCATCCATGATGACGCTAATCTCAACCTTCCTATCTTTCCTCGCGGGTGGACTTCCCAAGATCCTGCAAATCTTTCAAGACCGGCAGGATAAGAAGCATGAGTTGGCTCTTGTTGCCGCGCAGAAAGAGCGCGAACTAGCGTTGGCTGAGCGGGGCTTCATTGCTCAGGCTCGGGTTGAGGAAATCAAACTAGAGCAGATCCAAACTCAGACGGCAGGCGAGGAGCGCCAAGCCCTGTACCAGCACGACATGGAGATTGGCAAAGGCGCAAGCCAGTGGATGATTAACCTCCGCGCCAGCGTCCGTCCGGTCGTGACTTACATCTTCGTGCTGGAGTTAGTCGCCATCAACATCGCTGGAGTCTGGTACGCCTATAACACGGGTGTGCCGTTTGCCGCTGCGATGGCTGAAGTATTCTCGGATGACGAGATGCTGATCCTGTCTTCGATCATCGCCTTTTGGTTCGGCACGCAGGCGTTCGGCAAGAAGTGAAAGTCTCCAAGGCTGCCATCGACATGATCAAACATCACGAGGGGGTACGGACCAAGCCTTACCGCTGCCCTGCCCTCTTGTGGACTGTCGGTGTCGGCCATGTGATTAATCCCGCTCACGCTACGGTGAAGTATGAGGAGCGCAAGAATCTACCGATACCCGCAGGCTGGGACCGGGTTCTCACGATGGACGAGGTGGACGGGATTCTTTCTCAAGACCTTGGCCGGTTTGAGCGTGGTGTGGTTCGACTTTGCCCTGCTGCTGTTGGCAATCAGGGAATCTTCGATTCTCTCGTCAGTTTTGCCTTCAACGTGGGTCTTGGCAATCTCCAACGCTCTTCCCTTCGGATGAAGACGAACCGGGGCGAGTTTGAGGAAGCGGCTGACGAGTTTCTGAAGTGGACGAAGGCGGGTGGTAGAGTCCTGCCGGGGCTGGTAAAAAGGCGCAACGACGAACGGGCGTTGTACCTCTCGGGAGTAGTTTGATGCCAATTCAGAAGGTTATATTCAGGCCGGGTGTCAACCGAGAGACCACGAACTACGCCAACGAAGGCGGCTTCTTTGTATCCGAAAAGATACGGTTCCGTGGTGGCTTCACCCAGAAGATCGGCGGCTGGGTCAACATTACTTCTATTGCTGGCTCGACGTTTAAAGGCGTTGCCCGTGCACTCTGGAACTGGGTGACGCTTACCTCCCAAAACCTGCTGGGTGTTGGCACAAATCAGAAGTATTACGTGGAATTAGGTGGTGCCTACTATGACATCACCCCGCTTCGTGCTGCTTCGGTCACGCTTTCTCAAAATCCGTTTACGACGACATCCAGTAGCAAATCTGTATTTGTTAGCGCCACGGCGCACGGCACTTCAATCGGCTCTTACGTTACTTTCTCTGGTGCTACGGCGCTCACAGGCGGTGGCATGAGTCTCGTCTTAAATGGCGAGTTTGAAGTTATTTCGGTGCCTAGTGCCAACACGTTTACGATTATCGCTCCAAGTGCAGCCACGAGTTCTGTTACAGGTGGCGGTTCGCTAGTCGTTGCTAACTACCAAATCAATGCTGGCCCTGCTGTATACACAACTCAAGTTGGTTGGGGTGGCCCTCCGTGGGGATATGGCGGTTGGGGTTCGGCTAATCCGCAGGGTATTCCGCTGCGTCTTTGGTCACAGTTTAACTATGGTGATGACCTGATTTTTGCTGAGCGTTCAGGCGAGATTTACTACTGGACGAAGGACACTTCGACTTGGGCACGGGCAACTACGCTTGCAGCCAAAGCCAACTCCATCGTCAAGACCAGCACCACGGCAACATTTGCAGCCAGCACTCTCACTATTACTGTTGCTGATGCGACGGGTATCAATACGGGCGCGGTTGTAACCGGTAGTGGCATAGCCGCTGGCACCTATGTTGATGAGGATTGGGACGGTAGTACGAGCGTTCTGCTCTCTGCGGCCACTACAGCGTCGGGCACTTTGAGTTCTGTGTCGTTTAGCTACGCTGGTCGGCATGTGCCTAATGAGACGAATCTCATCATTAGTTCGCCGGTCAACGACTTTACGATTGCGATGGGTGCTAACCCGTACGACCCGACTGATTTCACGACTGACTTTGACCCGCTGCTTGTTCGTTGGTCTGACCAAGATAATCCGTGGGAATGGGTGCCAGAGGTTACGAACCAATCTGGTGAACAACGCCTCTCTAGCGGATCTGAGATTGTCGCTGCGGTCGGTACTCGTCAAGAAATCTTGGTCCTTACGGATACGTCGATCTATTCGATGCAGTATCTCGGGCCTCCGTTTGTGTGGGGCTTCACCATCCTTGACGAAGACATTTCCGTTGCGTCACCAAACTCTGTCATCTCGGTCAACAACGCGACGTACTGGATGGGTACGGACAAGTTCTTCGTGTATGACGGTCGCGTAAATACGCTGCCCTGCACGTTGCGTCAGCACGTGTTTAGTACATTGAACCGAGAACAAATTGCCCAAGTTGTCTGTGGTAACAACGAAGCCTTCAGCGAAATCTGGTGGTTTTATCCCGGCACGGGTAGCAATACGAATAGCCTGTATGTGACGTACAACTATTTGGATCAGGTGTGGGCGTATGGGTCGTTGATGCGAACGGCGTTTGCTCGGCAGACAATTCGTGAGTTCCCGCAACTTTCGTTCAGCATTCAAGAGTCTTATCTCGACACGGATATCAATTCGTCTGTCACTACTATATCGCTCATCAATGCTTCGTCGTATCCAAATGCTGGCACGATTGCCATCGACTCTGAAGAAATTACTTACACCGGCAAAACAAACAACACTCTTACTGGGTGCGTGCGTGGTGTTAACGGTACTACTGCTGCTTCACATACTGCGTATACGGCAGTGGCGATGACGGCTCCGAACCAAGTCATGTTCCACGAAGTCGGTTGGGACGATACTTCGACTGGTACGGCAGAGCCAATTACGGCTTTCATTGAGTCGTCTGACTTTGCTATTGGTGACGGCGAACACTTTGCGTTTGTCTCGCGCATCATTCCGGACGTTAAGTTCCTTGGGTCTTCTACCTCGACCCCGGCGGTAGACCTGACTGTGACTCCGCACAACTATCCCGGCGCGGCTTATGGCACGGGCGATACGGATGCAGTGCAGGCTACGGTGGTTCTGCCGATTGAGCAGTATACGGATCAGGTCTTTACTCGTATCAGGGGCAGGCAGATTGCCTTCCGGATAGCCTCGACTGCGCTTGGTGTGGCGTGGCAGATGGGTGCAATGCGTCTGGATATGCGACCGGATGGGCGTCGGTAATGACTGTACCTCGTAACGTAGTTCCGCCGAACCTTCCGGTTGCTCTGCGTGAGTACGATCAGCGGGGTATGGAGCAGTTCAATAATGTCCTGCGCCTCTTCTTTACCCAACTCTCAAACCGACTGAACTCGCCTACCGCACATGCTTCGTACTTTGACACCACAACGCAGACGAATCCGGTAGCCGATACAGTCAATCTGTTTACGTATAACTCGGTTGTGTCTGAGTTTCAGGTTGTTCGCGGCACCCCTACTTCCAAGATCTACGTAAGCAATACAGGCGTATATAACTTTCAGTTTTCTGCTCAGTTGGACAAGACCGGCGGTGGCGCAAGTGCGGTCTACATTTGGCCCCGCGTTAATGGGGTCAATCTGCCGGACTCAGCTACCAAGATCGTCATCGACGGTCCTAACAACGAGATCGTGGCGGCTTGGAACTTTATGTTGGTATTGGAAGCCAATGACTATTTTGAGTTGGCTTGGCAGGCTGCTGACACTAACGTGGTCATCCCGTACGTAGCGGCAAGCGGCAATATT